CAACAGATGATTCAGTAATAAACCAATTACATACACTAACGCAGAGAACTTCAAATAAGAATGGTAGTGATACATTGATGCGTGATAACCCATTTCCACCTGGTAAGACATTTCCATTCCCCTGTAGACCGTTAGCACCATTACAGCCATATGAAGGAGATTTAATAATTCAGAATAGAGGAGGTTCGTCAATAAGATTAGGAATTGGTACATCTAATGATTCTCAGTACTACAAGAAACCACAACATCATAAGGATACTAAGATAGGAGACCCAACATTCTCTATGACTTTAGAACCATCTGACCCACCCAAGAAAAGACCTGTAAATGAAGATATTGTTGAAATAGATGGTAATTTAAGTCAGAGCAAAAATACAAAAAGTCAAAAATACAGAGTAGAAAACTTATCTAATAACTTTACTGGAATTTTTGGTGGAATATCTCAAAAATATACTAAAGTTAGATTAGGTAGGGCAAGAAGATTTGAAACAAAAGGAATACCTAATTTTGATAAACCTCAGATACTAATAGATACGTCTAGAATTGTATTGAATGCAAAAAAAGATAATATATTTTTAATAGCAAAAGATAAAGTTATATTAGAAGCAAGAAAGTTTTATATAACTACTGATGAGCATGATGTAGATTTCGATGAATTAGTCAATAGAGTTCAAGAATTGGCAAAAGAGTTAAAGGATTTAACTTCAGCAATAGCTGTATTTGCTACTCCTTTTGGCCCTACAGGCCCTGCAACTAATTTACTTGAAGTTTTGAGAACACACTTACTATCTTTAAGGTTTGAACTATTGCCTCCAAATATGTTTATAGCACCTCCAGAACCTAGATTGGATAGTCATGATTTTGGAATCAATAATATAATTCCATATGCTATATCAAGGAGACTATTAGGCTCAGGTGGGGGAAATCCTAAATCAAATGCTAATCCAAATATACCATCAATACCGTTAGATGGATTTGTTTCAGGGCAAGATTCGTATGATATACAAACAAGAAAAGATTCTATAAAATTATTAAATGATGTAAATTCTAAAAATATAGAATTAAATTATGACCCTGAAAAAGATTTACCTAGTTTTATAGATGTAGATTGTGGATTGCCTTTATCAGGATGTGGAATAATTGTTGATACTAACGGAAAGCAGATAAAATGCGATGGAGATGGTATAACAACAAAGCAAAAATCGCAAGAATCTAACGAAAATTCACAAGACAATTTAAATAGTAAAGATTTAAATGTTAAATTAATAGATTCCAAAGATACTTGTAATGGATATTTATATGAATTAACAGCAACTAAATTCACATCTACTACAGGAATTAGCTCTAAAGTTGTATATACTTTGTTGTTACTCATAGGTAATGACGATTCTTGTAAAGGTTGGTACGTATTAGATAAAGTAATAGGTAATAATTATTTAGTTAATAATGAATCATTACTGACTCCTGATACATTAGCTGATATAAAATGTTTATCTGACATAATATTAAGTAAAAAATGTTCGGGAGATGATATATTATATAATATATCAATAAAAAAACTAACTAATGAAGTTAAATTTAATTAAATAATCTATTTATATAAAACTGTTATATGGAAAAAAATTCAATAGAATCAAAATTAAGAAAAATTATAAGAGAAGAGTTAGATTACTACTTTGATAGGTTAGAATCTAGGTTAAATGAATCTAAATCTAAAAGTATATCTAGAACTGCAAGTAATGTATCTTATAGTAAACCACAAGTAAAACCTAAAGAATCTAATTTAGATATAGAGAAAAGAGACTTTAGAAAAAAATTTAGTGGTATTATGGAAATGATTACGGAAGATATGGAATATCCTGAAGACGTAGAAACTGAAAAGTCTATATTAGATTCTAGAGTATTATCTAAACTAGAAACAAATCCGAAAACGGAAGCAGTGTATAAAGCTTTAACAAAAGATTATTCAGCATTAATTAAAAAAATGGATAAAAAATAATAAATGGCAATACCAATATCTTTTAGAGCATACGAACCTAACTTCTATAATGATAGAGCTGTTGGAGTTTTACTACCTTTTAATGGGGATGCTGTATTGGTAGATATTAAATATCCAAAAGAGATAAATAGGAAAGGTGACGTAAAAACGTTTAGGTCATCTTACTCTACAGAAGAACAGGCTATAACTAACTTAGTCAATTTACTATTAACTAGGAAAGGTGAAAGATTAATGCAACCTAATTTTGGGTCATTAATACCTGAATTTTTATTTGAACAAAATTCAGATGATAGTAGAGAAACTTTAAGACTTTCTGTTATTACTGATATTAATTATTGGCTTCCATACATATTGTTAGATTCTGTACAAGTTGTTTCTGAAAGTGATATTGCATTTCCTGATAGTTATTCTGAACATAATGTGCAAATCAAAATATCTTTTAGAGTAACAAATATTGGTGCTAACAGAACAATAACACTTTTTATTGATTCTGGTGTGGTAAACTTTGAAATAGAATAATATATGAGTTCGAGATTAATTAATAATAATATACGGAAAGATATAAAATATCTAAATAAAGATTTTTCTGAGATTAGGAAACAACTTATAGATTATACTAAAAACTATTTTCCTGATACATATAATGATTTCAATGAATCATCGCCAGGTATGATGTTCATGGAATTAGCGGCAGCAACAGGAGATATATTATCATTTTATACTGATATACAACTAAGAGAATCTTTATTATTAACTGTAGAAGAAAATCAGAACTTATTTAACATAGCTCATTCATTAGGGTATAAACCTAAGTTTAGAACACCAGCATCTGTAGATTTAGATGTATTTCAGTTAGTTCCATCTGTAAATAATGGTACATCTATTGTACCTGACTTTAGATATTGTTTGCAGATAGATTCAAATATGATAGTAAGTTCCGAAACAAATAAAACTTTCAGAACTATAGATAGTGTAGATTTTTCATACAGTTCATCATTTGACCCTACAGAAATCACAGTTTACTCATTAGATAATACAGGTGAAGTAGAATATTTCTTGTTAAGAAAGAATGTAAAAGCAGTATCAGGAGAAATTTTAACTGCAAATTATGATTTCAGCTCTCCTAAACCTTATGATAAGATTGTCTTACCTCAATTAGATATATTAGAAATAGTAGATATATATGACTCAGATAATAATAGATGGTATGAAACTCCATATTTAGCACAAGATTTAATACCAATATCAGTTCCAAATTTACCATATAACGATTCACATCTCGCAAAATTTAGGTCTACTGCTCCATATCTTATACAGTTCAAACAAACTGAAAGGAGATTTGTAACAAGATTGAGGGAAACCAATAGGTTTGAAATACAATTTGGCTCAGGAGTGAGTTCAGAATATGATGAAGAAATAATACCAAATCCATTTAATGTTGGTTTTGGATTAGACTATTTTGAAAGAGCAGTTGATTTAAGTATAGACCCTAAGAATTTTTTGTATACAAAAACATATGGAAAAGCACCAGCAAACACTACACTAACTGTTAGATATACAGTTGGTGGTGGTGTTGAAGATAATGTTGGAGCTAATAGCATATCTAGTATAATACAATCTAACATAACAACGCCACAATCTAATTTAGATTCCCAAATTTATAGTACTGTTTTAGATAGTGTTGCTGTCAATAATCCAAAACCTGCTAGTGGTGGACTATCTAGGAGAGGTGTGGAAGACGTTAGAAGAGAAGCATTAGCTAACTTTGCATCACAAAATAGAGCTGTTACAAAAGATGATTATATTGTTAGAGTTTATTCTATGCCTGTAAAGTATGGTGCTATAGCAAAAGTATGTGTAGAATTAGATGACCAGTATTTAGATAATTCAACAGATTTTCAGAATGTTAATTATTTTGGAATTAACTTATATTGTTTAGGATATGACGAAAACAAAAATTTAACTGTACTAAATGATGCTGTTAAATTTAATTTATTGAATTATTTAAAAGAGTATAGAATTATGACAGACTCCGTTAGTATACGTGATGCTTTCATAATTAATATAGGAGTTGATTTTGAAATAATTGTTGATGAAGTTTACAATAGTAATGAAGTATTACTCAGATGTATGAAAAGTCTAAAAGATTATTTTGATATTGAAAAGATGGGTATAGGAAAACCTATATTCAAAAATAGTGTAATGAAAGAAATTTCACAAGTTGAAGGAGTAATATCTGTTGCAAATTTAAGCATTATTAATTTATATGATGTCAGTTTAGGATATTCAGGAAATGTATATGATATAGATTCTGCAACTAAAAGAAATATAATATATACATCGATAGACCAAAGCATTTTTGAAGTAAAATATCCTAATAAAGATATTAGAGGTAGGGTAGTAAATTATTAAATATGTATCACGCAATATACGCAACAAGAGACACAACATTATACGAAAAGAATCCTCGTAGAAATGCAGGTATTGACCAAGTCTTAGAATTGATAAAATATGTCGAAAGTGTTCCTGATGAAAATGGATTTTACTACGATGGTACATATAATTCAAGAATACTACTAAAGTTTGATATAAGTCATCTTAGTAGTTTAATATCTTCAAACATAGTTTCAAGAAGAGCTAAATATCAATTATCACTAAAAGCAACAGACGCATCTGATTTACCAATAAATTATGATATTCATATATTTGCCGTATCACAATCTTGGGAAAATGGATTAGGTCATTATAATGATTATCCTGAAATTACTACAGGTGCAAGTTGGACTTATAGAAATGGTTATTATGATGGAAATGGTCTTACTTGGATAAATAATACATTTTCACAGGGTACAACAGGCTCTTTTTCAAATACTGTAGGTGGAGGAACTTGGTATACAGGTTCATCATACTTTGCTTCCAAAAATTTTAATTATGCTAAAACTCCCGATATACGTATAAATGTTACTAATATAGTTCATAGATGGTTGAGTGGTAGTATTCCGAATAATGGATTTATGATTAAAAGAACTTCGGAAGATGAATTTAGTAATGACTTTAGAGGAACTATAAGATTTTTTAGTACGGATACCCATACTATATACATACCAAAATTAGAAATAACTTGGGATGACAGCAATATTTCTCAAAGTGGAAGTATAAGTGAAGTTTCAGATAATTTTGAAGTTATGGTTAGTAATATAAAAAAGAATTATAAAACAAATTCTAAGTACAAATTTAGGATTGTAAGCAGAGATAGATATCCAACATTAGATTATACAACAACAAACAATTATTTAAATTTTAAGAGATTACCAACATCATCTTACTATGCAATACAAGATAGTGTTACAGATGATTATATAATACCTTTCGATACTGGGTCAACTAAACTAAGTATTGATTCTCAAGGAAATTATTTTAATATAAATATGGAGAGTTTACTTCCTGAAAGATTTTATAAAATAGTATTTAAAGTATTGAAAGATGGTGGATTTACAGAACATATAATTGATGATGGATTCTATTTTAAAGTAGTTAGATAAGATGGATAAAAATAACTTGGAAGTATTAGATTATTGTTTAGATTGTGGTGTAGATGAGCCAAAAAATAATTCAGCTGATTTACAAATAGATACAAGGTATAGACCTATGCCTATACTTCCAATGTTTGATTTTGACTTAAAATATATATACTTAAAAAATATATTTAATAATAAAGAAAAATTATATAATAATACTTTAGAGTATAGAAAAAATATAAATAATACAAATCAAAATAATGCATCAAACTTATTATTACAGTATGATAATACAGGAGACAAGTATACAGAGGAAGAGTTATACTATATAGATAAAATATTCGTAGAAAAAAATAATTTTGGAACTAATATAATAAATATTAATCATAAAAAATTACAAGATAATTCATTAGAATTAATATCAAACTATTATAGAATACTCCCAGAGAAGAGAGTTATATTAGATAGTGAATTAAATTCTTATATAGATTCAAATTTTTCATATTTTGTAGATTCTGATTTTGGAAATCCTGAAACTATATATCCTATAGGAACATTTTTTAGGATAGCTGATGGTGTATCCGTAAGTTCAGTGTGTGACCAACAAGTGTATTTTGTTACTAAAGGTAATTGTGTGTGTCCAATACCCAATAGAAAAACATTACAAGTAATGCTTGTTGAGAGAAGTAAGTATATACAGAATGTTTTTGTTATTGAACCATCCGAATTTAGTTCTTTTGAAGTAATTGATTCTTGTGTAGATAGAACATCTGAATGGATAGAAAGATTTGAAGTTGAAACAGGATGTAAAACTCCTGAATTAGAAATAGATTTAAGTGCATTAGATAGAATTCAAATACCTAAATTACCTGATGTTATTCAAGGTGCAGCAGGAGCAGCAGGTGCAGCAGGTGCAGCAGGAGCAGCAGGCCCAGCAGGAGCAGCAGGTTCTTCAGGAAAAGATGGTAAAGATGGAAAAGATGGTAAAGATGGTAAGGATGGGGAATGTCCTGATTGTTCAACTCCTACACCAACTCCTACAACAACTCCACCGACTACTACACCTCCTATTACTGCAAGACCAACTCTAACTCCTACACCAACACCTACTCCAGCACCAACTGAAACTGTTATTATATCCCCCCCAACTATAAAATACTATGAACTAGCAGGATGCGATAATTCAGGATATGCATATACTACTATAGCACCATCATTAGGTGTTGGTCAAAGATATATAGACCCAATAAGTGGATTATTATATACATATACAGGAGCTCCTCCTTTAGAGTCAGAACCTACTAGATATAATGGAAGTATACAAATAGTTGTTGGAAAGTTGAATTGTTCTAATTCAGATATAGCAAATCCAACAACACCACCACCTGCTCCAACTCCTACTGTAGTTGTAAATTCTAATCTATCATATAATTTATATGCTTGTGGAACAACTATTTTATCAGGAAAAAGAATTCCATATACAGGTACATATAATGGTGGAGAGGTTATAAAAGCTAGTAATGGTATATGTTATACAGTAGCACCTGGTAATTCATCTGAAGAATCAAATGTCAAAGTATTATTAGGTTTTTCTTCGTGTTCTCAATGTTCACCATCTCCTACTACTACGCCACCAATAACACCAACACCAACCCCTACACCTATACCAACTTCAGAACCAAGTATAGATGATTGTGAATGCTATGATGGTTATATAACAGATGATTCAGGATTTATTTATGAAGATTGTTATGGAAATAAAATAACAAATAATATAGGTAGAGAAATTAATAATCCTATATGTTTTAACATAAAAAAACCATATTCAAGTAATATAGTATCTACACAGTTATCTGAAAATTGTTCTTGTGGTGGTTCTTATAATAAAGATATACCTACAACCCCTGAAACACCATCAACAGGTATTGGACAGACAGGAACTACTTCAGGTGAGAATGGAAATACATCTGATGTACTACCACCTAATGAATTAAGAATTGATAACTTTAGATAATACTTATATATAATATGTCATTAGAAAGATATACAAATAGTACCGAGATTAAAAATGCTAAAAATAAATTAGAAGCATTTGTAATATCTAAAAATGATATAAGTACGATAAGTCAAGATATTGCTGTACTTTCAGAAATATCTACAGAAGTTAATTCTAAGTATAAGTTAAGTGTTGAGTCTCATATATATAATTTCAATGGTGATTATATAATATCTGATTATAATACTTCATATAAACATTCAACTAAATATTCAGACTTTACTTTTGATATTGCTAATATATTTGATAGTAATAATTTGCTATATGGCAATTTTAAAGTAATAATGTCATTTTTTGTAAACTTAATAGGAGACTATGACAGTAATCCGTTTACTATACAAGAAATAAGTCCTGATAGGACTGAATTAAAATTATTTGTAAAAGATTCTTATATACTAAATAATCCAAGTATAGTATCAGAAGTTGAATTATTCAAAAATTTTGCGGGAAGTCTCAGAGCAAATAATTTATTAAATAATTTAGTTTTAAATTTCAACGAAAATAAAGTAGTTCAAATAGTAAATATAAAAGTTGATTGTAGAGATAGAATAGTATTATATGTTAAACTATATTCTCCACTTTTAGCTGAACTAAGTAATAATAATAGTTGTCGTATAGC